ATCCTTGGCGCACAGAGGTGTCTGACGTGGTTAAGGATAACCGTAGGGGTTCGCAGAAAGCCCCAATTTACGGGCTTTGTGGCGGTTTTCACTTCTAATAATTCTTAGAAAAACTCAAAAAAGTAATTTACATTATACATTTTGAATTTCATTTTAACCCCCTTTTTACTGGAGTTTCGTGCAATTATTCATACAAAAAGAAAACGGTATGGCGAAACGGTCTAATTTTTGGCGAAACCCCTTATTCTTTTGGCGAAACTATACTCGATTGGCGAAAGGAGAAGATGCGAATGGCATATAAAAAATACAGAGAAATGAAGGTTTATGAGCAGGGTGGGTATAAATACAAACCAACCCCAACCATTACGTTGAAAGGACAGTGGCTTGGAGAATTGGGATTTGATATTGATACTCCCATAATTGTTAAGTGCGAGGGTGGCAGGTTGACGATTACCGTAGAGGGGGAATTTATAAAGGATTAGTGACATGTCAATCTCTTCTGTGGTATAATTTAGTCACTGAAAATGTAGGAGGATTAGCCATGTTTGACTTGTGTATTGTATTAGGTGCAATTGCGTTTTGTGCTATTCCGGTTCTGTTTATAATAGCACTTGTTATGTCAATTCGTAAAAAGAAAGCAAAGAAGTGGTGGCTTATTTTAGGCATCACTGTTGTTCTTATGATATTTTTTGAATGCATGGCCGGTGTTTTTGAATGCGAGCATGAATATGTGCTATCAGATGAGTTAGCACCTACTTGTACAGAAGATGGGTATTTCAAATATCACTGTGATTTATGTGATAGAGATAAAACAGAAAATATAGATGCTCTTGAGCATGATATGCGGATAGAGAGCCGAGTTGAACCAACAGAAAATTTGGATGGAGAAATAGTCCGAGTATGTCAAAGATGTGGTGTGGAGGAAGTTGAAATCGTAGAAAAATTGGGAGCAACATCACAGGAATCATCAGAGGTGCAAGTGACGGAAGCGCAGAAGGATGAGGAAATTGAGGAAACTGTAGAAGTTGATACATCTGTAACCTTTGAAGAGATTTATACCGCTTATAAGGAAAATGAGCTCAAGGCTGATGATATTTATCAAAATAATCGGTATAGAATTACAGCTAAAATTAATGGGATGTCAACTGGCGGTTTATTCAATATGACAGGCGGTGCAACATTGACGATGGAAACCTATGTGGGTAGTACGATAGTTTTCTTTTATGCAGAATTCGAGAAGGAGCAAGAGGAAGCATTGAAGACCATTAAGGTTGGTGATACGATAACCTTTGAAGGGGAATGCTTAAGTGCTGGTTCATGGGTAGAATGTGAGTTAATCACGGAATAGGAGGCGATTGTATGCCGATACAGCAATTTGCGTATGACATTCCAGATGATATTGCAATTGGAATCATGAAGGGTCTGTATAAGCGATTTGGTGGTGTTGTTAGAGATGCAAATACAGGTGCAATCGTGAAGCACTTGAAAGAGGTAGAGGTGCCGAAACCTAAGAGTGGTGGAGGTGCATTAGCAAAAGCCGTAAAGGCGCATCCCGTAGCCGCAGTGGGTATTGGCGTTGGAGTAGCTGCCGGAGGGGCATTGACAGCGTATGCGGTAAAGCGGAAGAAGGAGAAAGAATATAAAAAGAATTCTCCAGAGTGTGTTGTTAAATTCGAAAAATCATTAAAAGCATACTTGAAAGCTGTCCGCAAAGGCAATCTTGATGAAAAAACGATAGATAGGCTTATAGTGGATTTAGAAGCAATTAAAAATGAGGATGCGGAGGAGAAAATTTCTCTGGAATTATCGACTGCTGAATTGAAGCAGTTAGTAAACATGATTTATGACTACACAAAGAAACTTGCAAAAGTCAATGATGTTAAGTTGGAGCGTTTCAAACAGCATTCGCCTAACTCGATTGATAATCTTCATGCATATTTGGAAGTACAGAAACGTATTTTTTCGGAAGCTGCATAAAAGTCAAGTTTATTCAGGAGCAGTTATATGAGCAAAATATTTGAAATTGTAAAAAAACATATAGATGCGTATGATTATAGCTGCCTTTTGGAAGGTGGAGCGCCTTTAGATGAGTTCGATTCGGAATCCTATAAAATAAGCGAAAGAATTTCTTGCAATGATACATCAGAGGAAATTGCTGAAATAATGGCTATGGTTTTTCAGATGTGCTTTGGCAGAGAAGAAAAACCGGAGGCATTTATAGAAGTTGCTAAATCTGTGGCAAACGATATGAAGGAAGAACAATCGATTATTCTTGAGGAATCCAAGGATATGGCTTTGGAGATGGCAAGGCTGATATATCAGCAAACCAATGATAAAAAATTCACCCGAAATATGTTGTTTGCTTTGGACAGTGAATATGAGAGAAAGCAGATGATTGCCTTTATCAAGAAAAACAATCCTGATTTGCGTGCAATCAATCATTTTGGATTTGAACTGGAAATGGGTGTTAAGTTAGATTGATGAATAGCGGAATAGTTTAGGCTGGACAATTTTGTCCAGTCTATTTTTTTATGCGTCCGTTTTATTGGACACAAATTTTGATATGGTTATATCATCAAAAGAAACCAAACACCCCAAGGGGCGAGAAAGGAGTAAAAAATGGGAATGAGAATGATGAGTAGAGAATCAACAAGCATGGTTTACCACCGGCCAGAATGCAGGTACGCACGAAAAATTTATAAGAGGAATAGGGTGCAGATGAACTGGGAGGATGCTGAGTGGAGAGGATACCGTCCATGCAAATGCTGTGATGGAGCAGAGTTCCTTTACAATTTGGAACTTGGTAATATTGAGTATTTTGCCGAACAGCATAATTTGGATGTGGATTTGAAGAACAACAAAATTTATGTCAGAACTGACGTGGGATGTTGGAAGATAGTCTACAAGAGAAGTGAGCAGAAATTCATATTGTTACATCGGAATTATGTAAGTGGTCGCATCAATCTTGATGAAGTAGATAATGCGCCATATCACAGACAAGGAGATATGGGCGATTCCGGCAGCATTATGAAGTATCTGAAGTATATCCAAAAGCATGATGAATTTAAGCAGAATATGCCTACAGACCTTCGTCAGATGCCACAGGATACTAAGCTACAGAAAGCATATTATAAATCTGCAAAGAGAAGGGAAGCAAAGCGCAGTGCCAGAAGATTGGATAGCTTGTTTATTATGATTGAGCGTAAGGAAGGAATTAAAAGTTTATCATTTTGCTAGGATGGAGGTGTAAGCATGGCAGTTATTTGTATTTTGATTTTACCGTTTGCAATATTGGCAGAGTTACTTAAAAACGTATAACATGGAGGAAAAGAGTATGGAGAAAATTTATTTTACAATCGCAGGTACAAAACATCACTATGGACAGGAATTTTTTGAACCGAAGCAGGAAGTGAAACTTATAAAAGAGCCGGACAATGAATATGACAAGGAAGCTATTAAGGTGGAGATGGATGGTCTTGGTTTGGTGGGATATGTGGCAAACAGCCCTTATACGGTTTGTGGAGAGAGCATGAGTGCCGGACGTATGTATGATCGCATCGGTGATACAGCCAAAGGTATCGTTAAGTATGTGTTGCCACAGGGAGTTCTCTGTGAGTTAATTATGGAAGAAGGAACAGAATATGGAGAATAAGATTACATATGCAAAGTATGCGTTTCCGGCAATTGATATGGGGAACTATGAATATACGGATGTAGGGCCGGCTTATCGGCCCTGTGATATAGCTTATTGTAATGGCTTGTTACCGGATGGAAGACCATTTGCTGCGGAGCATTACCATGATGATGAATTGGACAAGGATTTCTTAATTGTGATTATTACAGCGGATGAAATGATGGATTTGGAAGATAGGGAATTTGAACATACCAAAGCCGCCCATCGGGAGCTGTTATCACATCCATGTTTCGATTCTGTATTGCAGATGCAATTGGATGATGTAGAGGGTGTTTTGTCCGGGACGTACTATGAAACTGAAATTACTAAGTATTTGTTGCAACAGGGAGTAATCGAAAACGGAAATCTTGTGTGTGACTGTGTATTTCTTGCCATAGACAAAGATGATAACTATATTGTGGTTGCTGATTACGAATTGCCGAATGCAGACGTATCCTATTTGCAAATGAAACGATATCGGGAGGTGTAAGTATGCTACTTGATAGAATTTTGGAGAATGATACAAGGCGTTGCTATACTGCCATAAAGGGGGATGCAGAACTGGCATCGTTGGATAAGGAGTTTTATGCTCTGATGGATAAGTTACCAAGAGCAGAGGGACTCAAATTGGAGGGGGTATTCAGTCAATATATGGCTAGGGTTACCCGTATTGCATATTTGCAGGGTATGAAGGACTTTATGGAGTTGTGTGTTACCCTTAAAGGTGATACGGCAGAAATTGTCGGCAGGTACACAAAATAGTGAGAGGACTATGTATTTGCAAAGGGTAAAATAATGTAAAAACTATCATTTACACTAATAAAAAAGTATGAAAAGTGTAGTTGGCATGATATAATTATAAGTTAGACAGGTACATATTTCTGTGATGGATATGTGCTATGCTGTAAGAATATGCATATGAGCATTCCGTGTCGTGTTTACGAGTGCGAAGGAGAAATTATGATAAAACAAAAGATGAGTAAAAGAATAGGTGCAATAGTAGCGAGTGCTACAGTGTTACTGAGCAGTATTGCTATTATGAGTACACCGATTACGGCTTTTGCTAAAGAGACTACTGAAAATGTGGCAGGGGATTATTATGAATTTGACAAAGGCAGTAAATACGAAATTTCAGAAGTGGAAAACGGGGGACAGGTCTCTTCGGAGGCTCCTTATGGTTTGTTTTCCATAAATGGAAATATGAAAGCAATAGATGATGTAAATGGTGTTGCTGCATATGAAGTACAGGATGCAAATGTATTAATTTCCTATAAGCTGAATGAAAATTACGTTAACGCAGCGGATGACTCATGGCATCTGGTGGATGACAAAAGTAAAACCGTTGATGGCATGAAGCTGGAGAATGATATATGTAGTGGTGCAATTGTTCTTCAAACATCCTTAACTGGAGAATCTTGGATTACAGATGTTGTTTATACAGATATTCGAGATGAGGAATCAGCGTATGTAGAGGAGTTTTATACCTCACGAGATATTCAACAAGTAAATGGCTGTTATTATAGAGTTATTGTGTGCTATAAGCTGAACAAGGAAAATACAGTAGGAAAAAGTATTACGAATTGGAGTGGCGTGGAGCAGCAATACAAAAAATGTGCTGAGGTATATGAATTCTATTTAATTAATAGCAGTGAAAATTCTTCTGGTGCAACACAGGCGTCTGCGACTCCCAGAAAAGAACTTGGTACAAAGATTAACACCGGAAAAGACAACGGATATTCTGGTAATGAAGCAATCACAAATTCTAATCCTCATTATGGATGGGATATAGGAACATTTTTTGTTAATGGATACACTAGGGAAACGATGGATTTAGGTGGTAATCCCATTTTTTTAAAGAATGTAGGAGACAGAGTTACTCTTTGGTTTAATCTCAAGGAAGATATTTCTTGTCTTAATGGGAAAGAGAATCTTACCATTAATGAGGATATTAACGGATACGATCAATATTTTGAAGTTGAAAAGACAAATTTCAAGCATGGCGCATTGATTATAAGTTATATCGATTATGAGGGTAAAACACACGACCCTATAATATATACGGATTATTTGGCTGCAAGCGCGAGAACAGGGGCTAATACTAAAGTTGAACTATTTGAAGAAGGTGACTATGAGGTTGCTTTAAATTATGAAATTAAAGATAGTGATGGGGTTGACTCATATACAAATTACAGGATTGAATTTAAGTTTTCTATTCGAAATGGTAATTGCATGGTTTACCCCTTTGATACCGTAACAGGAGGGGAACTGGCAGATAATGCGATTACTGAAAATGGTTTCAGATTAGACATGGCAAAATCTCGTTATTTGACAATTGATGTAAAAAAAGAGATTGTCAAGTCAAATGCGGGAACATATGTTACAGATGAAAGATTTAACAGGCCTGCCAAAGACGGAGAAACCTATAGTGATGAAGGAATTTATACATTTACGGTTAAAAACTTATATACCGATAGCGAGCCGACAATAAAAGTTGTTTATGTAGGAGATAGTCCAGTGTTGCGAGCATTGGCATCAGGACAATCGTTGGAGGGTATTAATAATCAGATTTTGCAAGGTGCAGAATTGCAAGATGATGGAACTCTTTTAATGCCTGAAGTGGAGGAAGATATCCCTGAGGAAACAGTGCCAGTTGTAGAGCCAATAGTTGAGAATACCGAGGAACGCACAGAAGATGACGGTCAGCCTGATAAAGTTATATCTACGGAGTCCCCAAATTTGGAAGATGTGGAAAATGTGGGAAACGTGGAAATGCCTGAAAGTGTTTCAGACAAGAATTCATCAGTTATAATAATTGGAGCAATAGTTGTTGTTATGATTATTGGCATTGCGGTGTTATTAAGAAGTAAGAAAAGAATTCCACAAATCGAGGTGTCTGAGGAAATATCCGAGGAGGCGAGTGAATAGTGAAGAGAATAGTTGCGATATTATTATCTTGTGTTTTAGTTTTAACAGGTTGTGGTCAGCAGGTTACCGGAGCAGATACAACAGAACAAACGGAAAGCATTGTGCAGTCAATAAGTGCTTCTGTTGAAGAAAATGCGACAATTCAGGTGACTGACAGTCCAGAGAGTGAAGTAGGTGACCCTACCCCTTATGAATATGAGGTCGAGTTTGATTCTTTGGATGACGAGGAATTGCAAAAATATGTGAGAGATAATATATACAACGAGTTGGTCAGGTCACTGGATAGCGATGAATATTTCATCGAAAATGTCAGTACTGTATATATTTCGCAAGAATACATAGATGAACTTACATATAATTCGCAGCCCAACATTTATTTTGGGTACACTCTTGAAGAAATAGATGCAGTATATCAAGGAACAAGATATGTTTTTACTGTTAGCGAAGAGGGAGATACCATCGTTGTTCCTTTTGAAGAGTATGATGATACTTTTGAGCAGGTGTTAAAAAATGTTGCAATAGGGACCGGAGTTATTTTGGTTTGTGTAACAGTATCTGTTGTTACGGCAGGTGCAGGTGCTCCAGCTGTTAGTATGATATTTGCAGCATCGGCAAAAACAGGAACAATTTTTGCACTCTCTTCGGGTGGATTAAGCGCGGTTGCATCTGGAATTGTTACAGGTATTGAAACAGGTGACATGGATGAGGCATTAAAGGCGGCTGCTTTATCTGGAAGTGAAAGTTTTAAATGGGGTGCAATAACTGGTGTTTTTACCGGAGGTGTGTCAGAAGGTACAAAATATTATAATGCAATGAAAGCATTAAAGGGAGTTGAGTTAAAAGGGTTGACAACTCAACAAGCAGCTGCAATTCAGATGGAATCAGGGTATCCTGTGGATTTGATAAAACAATTCCATACGATGGATGAGTATAATGCTTTCAGAGCAGCCAATTTAAAGCCAGTTATGGTTAACGGAAGAACTGCTCTTGCAAGGAATGATATTGATTTGGATGCCGTTGTTGATGATTATGGAAGAACAAATTTACAGCGTATGAAGGAAGGTCTGGCACCAAAGGATGCTCAAGGAAATTATTATGAACTGCATCATATAGGGCAGGAGGCAGATGCATCATTAGCAATTCTAACCCGGTCAGAGCATGATAATGTTGTGTTACATGGTTTTAAAGAAATTTCAGAAATCGACAGAGTTGCATTTGATAGTCAGAGAAAGAAATTTTGGAAAACAATGGCGAAATTATTAGAAAGCGGAGCGTTTTAAATGGTAGAATTTGTTAGCTTATTAAATAAAATGGATTTTTTTAGAGAGGTCGGAGGGGCATCTGAAGAACGGATTTATGAAGCGGAAAAGGTGCTTGATTTACGATTTGCGAACGAGTTTAGAGAATACTTGAGTGACCATGGATGTATAAGTGCGGGAGGGCATGAATTTACTGGTATCGGTAAAATGAAAGAAATGAGTATTATTTCTGTAACACAGGAATGCAGGATGATGAATGGAAACGTGCCAGAGGATTTTTATGTTATTGAAGACCTTGGGATTGACAGAATTATTATTTGGCAAGACTCATCAGGAAGTGTGTACCAGACGGTTGCAGATTCGGTTCCCCAAAAGATAGCAAATAGCATTTTTGAATATTTGAGTGAATAGATACAGAAATAGGTATAAATCAATAAAGGCCACCTCAAACTAGGTGGCCTTTATCAATAAAAAGGTTATTATTATCTGGGAACGAAGAAGTTTGAAATTTCTGTTTGTAGAATATTGGCAATCTTATTGAGGACAGATATAGATAAACTTTTATTGCATCCTGCAGCTTCTAGTTTGGATAAATAACTAATACTTATCTCTGCAAGAGAGGCTAGTTCCTTTTGAGTCAAAGAATTTAGTTGCCTATAGTATTTAATATTTTGACCTATTGTTTTATATAATTCTTTATCGTCAGAAAAATACATATTTGATCCTCTTGTAAAAATTTGTTTCCGTTGATACAATATAATATACATTCACTTTTTGTGAAAGTCAATAAAAGAGAAAAGAGAAATAAAATGGATTATTTATATGAGATTGATAACCCGGTTAGTATAGAAGCATATGCAAAGAAATTAATCGGTCATACCTTTATGCAGGTAATAGAAAATAGTTGCTCCGATGAAGAACATAGAAAAGAAATAATGGAGGCTTATGGGAATCGCGCAAGAAAAGGTGGATTAGGAAACCTATTAGAAGAGGAATATTTTGGATATAAGGCTAATGGCAAGTCAGAAGCAGATTTTTCAGAAGCAGGTGTTGAACTTAAAGCTACACCATATGAAAAAAAGAAAAATGGAGAACTTAAGGCAGGAGAGCGACTGGTTTTAGGGATGATTAGCTATGAAAAGCCGATAGAGAGCGATTTTTATAAATCTCATATGTGGGAAAAGAGTAGACTAATTTTGCTGATTTATTATTACCGGAATAAGCAGCTGCTTAATAATCTACTATATAGTATAGATTATGTGAAATTGTTTACGCCACCGCAAGAAGATATGGACATTATTATACAAGATTATAAAATTATCGTTGATAAGATACAGAGTGGCAAGGCTCATGAATTGTCGGAAAGCGATACCATGTATTTGGGAGCGTGTACGAAGGGTGCAACGGCAGAAAAAAGTACTGTACCACAATATTATGCACCATCGATTCCAGCAAGGAAAAGAGCCTTTTGCTATAAAGTTTCATATATGACTTATGTTTTAAATCATTATATTGCTTCAGATAGAGTTATGTATGAACCTATTGTAAAAGATGTAGATGCCCTCAAAAAGCAGTCTTTTGAATCCTATATCAGTGGCATGGTAAATCAGTATGTAGGCAAGTCAGATAGAGAATTATGTTTGCTATTCGAACGAGAATATAACAACAATAAGGCACAGTGGATAGAATTGGCATATCGGATGCTCGGTGTAAAATCGAGTAAGGCGGAGGAGTTTGAAAAAGCAAATATTGTGATAAAGGCAATTAGGCTAGAGGAAAATGGAGAGATGCGTGAAAGCATGTCATTTCCGCCATTCCAATTTAAAGATTTAGTACAAGAAACATTTGACGAGTCAGAATTGTTTTCTTACTTTGATGAAACACGTCTTTTTTTCGTTGTTTGGCAGAAACAAGGGAATGAGTATTATTTAAAAGGCTGTCAATTATGGAATATGCCGAACATAGATTTAAATGTGACGGTAAGAGAAGGATGGGAAGCCGTTAAGCAGACTATTATGGATGGAGTAAGGTTTACCAAAAAGAAAGTGACAAATGGTTTTGTGATACAGAATAATTTGCCCGGAAAACATGACAACCGAATAATACACATTCGACCACACGCACAAAAAAGTGCATATAAGTTTAGTTCGGGTGAAATTATAGGGAATATAGATAGAGATGCGAATGAACTGCCGAATGGTGAGTATATGACAACGCAGAGCTTCTGGATTAATAATAGTTATATTTTGGAACAATTGGAATGCTTAAAATAATTGTTGATCTTTAAGGTAATATTTGCTATAATGACGATATCAAAATCGAAGGAGAAGTGTAAAAATGGAAAAAACAGTGTGTGAATTGTTCGCTGGAGTGGGAGGCTTTCGTGTAGGATTAGAAGATTCTTCTAGCGAATGGAATACTGTGTGGGCAAATCAGTGGGAGCCCGGCAAAGCAAAGCAATATGCGTACGATTGCTATGTTGCCCATTTTGGAGATAAAAATAATCATGTAAACGAGGATATAGCAACCATAGACAAGAGAAGCATTCCTGACCATAATTTGTTAGTTGGTGGCTTCCCATGTCAGGATTATTCGGTGGCACAAACATTGGCAGGGAGTAATGGGATAGAAGGTAAGAAAGGTGTTCTGTGGTGGCAGATTAGAGAAGTTTTATTATATAAAAAGCCGTCCTTTGTATTGTTGGAGAATGTGGATAGATTATTGAAGTCACCAGCATCGCAAAGGGGACGTGATTTTGCAATAATGTTAGCTTGTTTTGCGGAATGTAATTATGAAGTTGAGTGGCGAGTGATAAATGCTGCCGACTATGGTTGCGCTCAAAGGAGACGAAGAATTTTTATATATGCTTATAAGGAAAATACTGAATACGCAAAGCGTAATAAAAGTATTGATGTAAATGCGCGATTGGCAGAAAGTGGCTTCTTTGCATCAACATTTCCAGTAAAAGGGGATATTGTAGTAAATGAAGGTACTGTACAGGGGATGGAATTAAAAGAAATCTCAGATAATTACTCTTTTGGTTTCTTGAATTCAGGTTATATGGTTGATGGTAAGATATATACAGCAGAAACAGAGCCTATCTATGAGAAACCAATAACGTTAGGGAGCATTTTACAAAAAAATGTAGATGCAAAATATAATATCGGCAATAAACTTGATAAGTGGGAATATCTTAAAGGCGCAAAAAAGATTGAGAGGCAAGCAAAAAACGGTCACAAGTATATTTACAGTGAGGGTCCGGTTGGTTTTCCGGATAGTTTAGATAAGCCAGCACGAACAATGTTAACAAGTGAATCAACTATTAATAGAAGCTCGCATGCAGTAATGGATCCTGATAGTAATGAATTGCGAATTATTACTCCAATCGAAGCAGAGAGAATCCAAGGTTTTCCAGATAACTGGACAAATACAGGTATGACTGAGCGTTTTCGCTATTTTTGTATGGGAAATGCGTTGGTAGTACCGTTAATTACGAGAATGGGTAAAAAGTTGATAGAAATATTTGATGCTGAATAGTGAGAGGAAAATTTTATGAAGATTATGGTTACTATTGAAGAAACAGTTAGTGATACTTTTGAAGTGGAGGCAGAAACTGTTGAAGAGGCACTAGAAATTGCTAAAGAAAAATACCATTGTGGAGAATTTGTATTGGAGCCGGGGACTGTTACAAATCGTATGATTCAAGCAGTAGCAGAAAACAGTGAAGATACCACGGAGTGGGAAGAGTTTTAGAGAAGGAAGAGAAATAGTATTGACAAGAACAAATGTTCGGGTTTATAATTATATCATCGCTACATTAGGAAATGGAAACTGACCAATTCGACTTTCCCTTGATTGGTTGGTTTTAAGAGGAGATGATGCGGACATGATGTTCAAGGAAGGTACAACTGCGTTCATTGTTGAAAGCAATCGTCTCATTAGAGAAGTTACCATAGTTCGAAGAACAGGTGACTTATACGTTGTGAGATTTACAGACAGCAATGGCGGCATCCAAGTAAGAGGGTCCAGATTATACCCTACGAGAGAGGATGCGGAGAAAACCGTTCCAAATGTTAAGGGAAGCAAAAAGGGATATATTTCCCCATATGATTACTTACATTAAGGAGGTAGCCGTTGCGGTTGCTTCCTTTTCGCATTTACAGAACAAATTATTAAATATTTATTAAGAAAATTATTTGACTTGCAAAATGGCGTAAATTCGCAACAAAATAACAATTTCTATTTTAATTGGCAAATATTGACAAATAAATGCAAATGCGGTATAGTTATCATACCGAAATGCGAAAGAGGGGTGCTGTTATGCACATAGAAGGTAAGGATATAGGCGAATTTATACAATTGGCAGGTATGGGGTTCTATACAAAGGACGATATTATCGAAACATTAGAACAGGTACAAGCTGTTGTTGATGACTTGAATAGTGAAGTGGCTGCAGTAGAGGATTGCTTATTGCAAATGGATATTCGTGGGGAGTCCAAAGATGCAACTTTTGATGAAATGCGTGAAATAGTAGCAAGCTATGGTATCAGCCCAGAAGAATATGACGCATACGAAAGCAATAAGAGCGCACGCAATACGGCAGCGAATTATTTGGGAGAATTACAGAAACTGCGTGATTCGTATAAAAACTTTGATAAAGGTATGTGCTTCTCTAATATTAGAGCTTTAATGAAAAATACTGATGTCAAAATAGGTCAGATTGAGCGAGAAGCCGGAGTGCGATTAGGATATATGGCTAGATTGGAGAAACCGGATAATACGGCAGAACCAAGCGTGGAGTTTATTGTAACAGCAGCGAAGATGCTGAATGTCAGTGTTGATTTTTTAATCAGTGCCAAGATTGAAGCAATGACTCAAACGGAAGAATATGTTTTGAAATTTATCCGCAATGTGATAAATGATACTAAAGAAGGCAAACTCATCTGGGATAGAGAAGCTGCCAGTTTATTAAATACACCTCATAATGATTATGAAAGCAACGGCAGAAAGCATCCGTTGTTTGAGTATACGGATGAGGAAAGAGATGGAAATAATAATCCGTACATAGCAGTTTATTGCTCTCAATTTTTCCCAGAACGTGGAGTTCATGTACGGTCCAATGCTTATCATGCAGATTTGCCAAGGACATCATCTACACTTTACATCGTTCCATGCACGATTCTAAGGGGAGATGATTCTTTGGAATCAGATGATTGCTTTGAGGTTTATATTAACGATGACGATTCTATAATTTCTCTTTGTAGCACAATGCTGACGTGTGATGCGGTTGCATTGGCAATCAAAGATTTGTATGATCAGATTCAAGATGCTGCTTCTCATATCCAAATTAATAACAGGGCAAGATTTGTAATTGATGCGTATATGAGTGACAAAGAACCTGTGGGATTTATGGATATTCCTGACGGAATAGACGAGCCACTACCTTTTGAGTGAGAGGAGGATGATTATGGATGCCGAGGCCTTTGAGGAAGGATGACAGATTATACACTACACATGGTGTAAAAAAGAACCAAGGAATATTGATAATGGTAAACGGGAAAACCGCTCTTGGATATTTTGAGGGTGGTAACATAGTCGGATATACCTTTATCGATGAGATTAACAGGTTTTCATACACAAAGGATTTACCAGAGTATGAACTTGATTTTTAAATGATTGTTCGTGGCTGCCAAAGGCGTGCAGTCCATTTAATCCATAAAGTAAATTTACCTGAACGTGCCGTTCAAATAAGTAACCAAGCCGGGGTAGATATTAGCGGATAGCAATAGTTAATTGTTATGTGCTAATTTCTACATCCGGCTATTTTTGTGTAAGGAGGTAGGAGCATGAATCACAGGTTTAACATACATATGATATGCCCTTGGTGTAAAAAGGGAGAAGTATTGGCAGACGGACGTGCGAAAGTAACTATGTCTATTCAGTGTCCAAAGTGCGGAAGAATCTATACTGCTGATTTGGATACTATGAAAACTGAAAAAGGTAGTGCCTGTAAAAGAACGGGCAGAAGATGATAGTTAAGCGATGCTGACTGTCCACCGGGGCAAATGCCACCACTGGGACGGAGCAATGGCTGTATTTTTAGTACAGCTTTTGTTCCGTCCTTTTTTTCATTTAATCTTCCATATTTTAAGTGGAATAGATTTATTTTCCGGTGTAGGTGGCTTTTTTTTGGTTTTTACAAAGACCATTTTACATTTTGGACGGAACTGGATATATAAATATGTTCCTCTTTTCTCCAGAGGATTTGGGGAGAATGGACAGGCACAAAATTGGTGCGGTGATAAATTTTTCAACTTTTGCAAAAAAGTTTTTTAAATAGGAAATTACCCTTCCTATTTGACCGCTATATTGCAATCAGACAAGGACAGAGAGGAGGTGACAGTCGTGAGTGCGAATGAGAGACGTGCAGAGATTATAAAAATCATGGTTTCCCGTAGACAGGAAAATATGCAGGTTTTAGCAGCAGAGTTTGGTGTTTCGGACAGAACCATCAGAACTGACATTGAAGTGCTTACGGCTGAATACCCTCTGGAAACTGTTAGAGGTAACGGAGGCGGTGTCCGTATTGCCGATTGGTATCATCCCCACAAAAACATTATGTCGAAGGAGCAGATTTCCGTTTTGGAACAGATGCTTCCGCTGGCAAATGAAGAGCAGAGGAAGGTATTAAATCAGATGCTCCGTGAATACGGCTCTAATAAGATTTGTCCCATTGTTTAGAGCGGACCGGATGACGATTCGGAAAGTTCGATAGTAGCGAGAACCCCACGGCCATGTGAGCCGAATTGAAGAAAGGAATTTTTAATCATGAGAAAAGTATTTATCTGCTCCCCATATCGGGGAAACATCGAAGAGAACACAAAGGCGGCAACCTTCTTTGCCAAGATTATTATCGGCACTGGAAGGATTCCAATTGCACCCCACCTTTATTTTCCGCAGTTCCTCGATGAAGACAATCCCAATGAAAGAATGAACGGTATAGAGATGGGTCTGGAACTGATGGACTTGTGCGATGAAGTCTATGTGCTTGGCTTCAACATTACGGAAGGCATGAAATTCGAACTTGCCCATGCAAGAGAGAAGCGTATTCCGGTTCGTCTTTATGACGAGTACATGAATGCCGTGAATATCAGAACGCTCTCTATTGATGAGCGTGCAACAGCTGAATACCGCAGAATCATTAAAGGTCTGCGCCTTGTGAAGTAGGAAAGGAGATTTTTGATATGAGTAAAGCATTGTTAAAAATGGCAGAAGGCTATGAACTCCTTGCTGCCGGAATCAGAGAGTTGGCAGAAGCGGATACCGCACCTGCCAAAGTGGAAAAAAAGCAGGAAAAGAAGCCTGTGAAGGAAGCGGATAGCACTTCCGAAGAGACAGTTTCCATTGAAACCGTCCGTGCGGTACTGGCAGAGAAGTCTCGTGACGGTAAAACACAGGAAGTAAGGAAACTTTTAAATGAGTTTGGTGCGGACAAGTTATCTGCCATTCCGGCTGATAAGATGGCTGACCTTCTCAAGAAAGCAGAGGTGCTTTGATGGCGGCACATTCGGTGTTCCCGCCATCCTCTGCAAAGCGTTATTTGAACTGTACGAAAGCACTTATGTTGGAGAGGCAGTTTGAAGACGAGCAGTCACCGTATGCTGCAGAGGGAAGTGCCGGCCATGCGCTTGCGGAACATCTTATAAAGAAGCACTTAAAAATACGGTCAAAACGTCCCGTTTCAGATTATTACTCGGACGAACTGATGGAAGCGGTAGATGACTATGTGGCTTACTGTGTGGAGCAGATTGAAAATGCCAAGAAGGAATGTTCCTCTCCGGTATTTGAAGTGGAGCGGAGAACGGATATTTCACAGCATATCGAAGGATGTTTTGGTACAGCGGATATGGTTATCGTTACCGACAAAAAGATCCATGTAATCGATTTGAAGTTGGGGAAGGGTGTCATGGTGGATGCAGAGCATAACGAACAGTTGATGCTCTACGGTCTGGGAGTTTTGGATTTTTATGAAATTCTCTATGACATCGAAGTAGTGGAACTTACCATTGTTCAGCCAAGATTGGAACATTTCTCTACGTGGGAGATTTCTGTAGAGGATATGAAAGCGTGGGCAGAAAACGAACTGGAACCCAAGGCGAAGATGGCACTTGCCGGAGAAGGGGAGTTTGTGGCAGGAGACCATTGCAGATTCTGTAAGGCGAGATTTACCTGCCGTGCCAGAGCAGAAGAATATCTGAAACTGGCGCAGATGGAGTTTGCGGAACCGGAACTTCTTTCTGATGCAGAAATCGCAGAGGTGTTAACCAAAGCGGATGCCTTAAAGAAATGGGCGGAGGAGGTTTATACCTATGCCCAGAATGAGGCGGTAGTCAATCACAGGCAGTGGCCCGGATTTAAGTTGGTTATGGGCAGAAGCAACCGTAAGTATACCGATGCAGAGGAAGTGGCAGAGGCTGCCATGGCTGCCGGATACACGGATATTTATAAAAAGGAACTCATTGGTATTACCGAGATGGAAAAACTGATGGGAAAGAAGCAGTTTAGTGAGATTTTAGGCAAATTGGTGTATAAGCCAAACGGCAAGGTTACCTTGGTGCCTGAATCAGATAAAAGAGAAGCAGTAGTTATATCAACCGCAGAGGCGGATTTTAAGGAGGATTAACATTATGACACAGAACACTAAAGTAATTGTACCTTGCAGACTTTCTTATGCACACATTTGGGAGCCGGACTCCGTAAATGGCGGAGAACCGAAGTATTCCGTTTCCTGCATTATCGACAAAGCGGATAAGGAGACCATTGCCAAGATTCAGAAGGCTATCGAGATTGCCAAGGAAGAAGGTAAGGGCAAGTGGGGCGGTAAGATTCCCGCTAATTTGAAAACACCTCTCCGTGACGGTGATATTGACCGTCCGGAAGACGAGGCATACGAAGGCAGTATGTTCTTAAATGCTAACAGCCGTCAGGCACCTCAGGTAGTGGACAAGAAGGTACAGCCTATCCTTGACCAGAGCGAAGTGTATTCCGGCTGTTACGGAAGAGTATCCGTTACCTTCTACGCTTACAATAGCAACGGTAATAAGGGCATTGCTGCCGGCCTTGGCAACGTGCAGAAGTTAAAGGACGGAGAACCTTTAGGCTCCAGAGCAAATGCGAAGGACGAATTTGATGCAGTAGAAGCAGAGGATGATTTCCTCTCATAAAAAGCTGTGGGCGGTGTCACTGCCGCCCCTTTACATAAGGAGACTGATTATTATGAATGAACTGAAAAAGGAACTTGAAAGTATCAAAAACTATATTCCTATCAATACCTATCGCACCATCCTCGGTCAGATGAAAGCAGGACAGATAGAGGCAGCGAGAGTTGGTATTGAACGCATAAAAAAGCGTATGGAAGGTGGGAAGCGTAGATGAAAACAATGGCTATTGATATTGAAACATTCTCGGATGTTTCGCTTCCTGACTGCGGTGTACATAGATATGTTTCTTCAGAGAATTTTCAGATTCTGCTCTTTGCCTACAGTATTGATGATGGGGAAGTGCAGATTGTGGATTTGGCATCGGGGGAACAATTACCGGAAGAAGTCATGGAAGGACTTATGGATGATTCCGTCATAAAAACGGCATTCAATGCCTCTTTTGAACGGAACTGTATCGGGAAATATTATGGGATTTTATTAAAGCCGGAAGCATGGCGGTGTACGGCAGTACAGGCATCCATGCTGTCTTTACCATTATCCCTTGAGGGAGTAGCGGAAGCACTGAACCTTGATAAAAAGAAGATGTCGGAGGGTAAGGATTTAATCCGGTATTTCTGCATCCCTTGCAAGCCCACCAAAACCAATGGTGGCAGAACGAGGAATATGCCCTCCGATGCACCGGAGAAGTGGGAGTTGTTTAAATCCTACTGTAAGCGTGATGTTGTGGTGGAAATGCAGGTAAGGGATAAACTGAAGTATTTTCCTATCCCAGATATGGAGCAGAAACTTTATTGTATGGATCAGCGTATCAATGACCGTGGAATCATGGTGGATACAAAACTTGTTACACAGGCAATGACCTGTGACCTCATTTATAAGGAAAGTGCTACAAAGCGAGCCTATGAATTGTCCGGTCTTGAAAACCCAAACAGTGTATCACAGCTGAAGGACTGGCTGAATGAAAAAGGCATCGAGGTGGATTCCCTTGCTAAGGCTACGGTGGAAGATTTGGTAGGAAAGACAGAAGGAGATGTTTCGGAAATGCTGAAACTTCGTCTTGCCATGTCGAAGACTAGCGTTAAAAAGTATGAAGCAATGGAACGCTCCCTTTGCCCGGACGGAAGACTGCACGGTCTGCTTCAGTTTTTTGGTGCAAACAGAACGGGGCGGTGGGCAGGAAGGCTTGTGCAGATACACAATCTTCCTCAGAACCACATGGAAGATTTGGAACTGGCACGTTCCCTTGTAAAAGAGGGGAGATTTGATTTGGTGGAACTTTTATATGATTCCACACCGGAAGTGCTGTCGGAACTTATCCGTACCGCATTTGTGGCAAAGCCGGGACATCGTTTTATTGTCAGTGACTTTTCTGCCATAGAAGCAAGAGTCATGGGATACCTTGCCGGAGAAGGGTGGGTACTGGAAGAGTTCAGAGGTGCCGGAAAAATCTACGAGCAGACGGCTTCCAAAATGTTCCACATCCCTATGGAGGAAATCACAAAGGGAAGTCCCTACCGTGCAAGGGGAAAAGTTGCATCCCTTGCCTGTCAGTATGGCGGTGCAGAAGGGGCGCTTACAAGCATGGGAGCGCTTAACTATGTGGAGGAATCGGAACTGAAGGGATTGGTACAGGCGTGGAGAAATGCAAATCCCCATATCGTTAATTTCTGGTATGAGATTGACTCTGCGGCGAAGGATGCCGTGCGGGAGCATAAATCCACCACGGTTGGAAAGGTAACCATTTATTACAAGTCCGGCATGATGTTAATCCGACTTCCTTCCGGCAGGGAACTTGCCTATGTCAGACCTCGGATGACCGTGAACCGTTTTGGCTCGGAGAGTATCTGCTATGAAGGTGTGGGACTGTCAAAGAAGTGGTGTCGCATCGAATCCTATGGAGCGAAGCTTTGTGAAAATATTGTACAGGCAATGGCAAGGGATATCTTGGCAGAAGCCATGCTTCGACTTGAAAATGCGGGATTTGATATTGTCTGCCATGTTCACGATGAAGTGGTATTGGAAGTGCCGGACGGAGTATCTTCCGTGGAGGAGGTAAATGCCATCATGTCAGAGTGTCCGAGTTGGGCTGAAGGGTTACCGCTATCTGCAGCCGGATTTGAAAGTAAATTCTATAAAAAAGATTAAGGAGGCAGTGTATGAAATTGTATGTATCTACGGGTAATTCTCGTATGGATAAGAAGTTTAACGGGACGGAAATGGAGTATGAGGATTTTGCCAAGCGCTTATCCCAGACTACTTATACTGCGGAAACCATGGCACAGTACCGAAAACTTCCCAAATCCAAGCAGGATGATATTAAGGATGTGGGCGGTTTTATTCTGGGAGAACTGAAGGACGGTAGCAGGAAAAAAGAATGTGTGAAATCAAGGTGTGCCATTACCCTTGATATGGATCATGGCACGGAGAGCATCGTGGAAGAAATCGAAATGTTCCACGATATGGAAATGCTTATTTATTCCACTCATAAGCATACACCGGAAGAGCCGAGACTTCGTCTGATTATTCCTCTTACAAGAAGCGTAACACCGGATGAATACGGTGCGGTGGGCAGAATGCTTGCAAAGGACATTGGGATTGAGTTGTTTGATGATACTACCTATGAACCGTCCCGTCTGATGTATTGGCCTTCCACGTCTTCGGATGGTGAGTATGTGTTTAAGCAGATAAAGGGTACGGTTGTAGACCCGGATAAGGTGCTTTCACGCTATAAGGATTGGAAGGATGTATCCTCTTGGCCGGTAAGTAACAGACAGGGAGAAGTGGTAAAGCGGGAAATTAAAAAACAGGCTGACCCTATGGCAAAGGAAGGTCTGATTGGTGCTTTTAACAGAGCCTACCCTATAAGGGATGCCATTGCCACATTTCTTTCGGATGTGTATCAGCCATCCGTCATGCCCGGACGTTACGATTACGTTCCTGCGGATTCCGCTGCTGGAGTTGTAGTATACGAGGAAGCCTTTGTGTATTCCCATCACGCAACCGACCCGTGCAACGGAATGCTCATGAATGCCTTTGATGTGGTAAGGCTTCATCTGTTCGGAGAAAAAGATGCAAAGGCAGCACCGGGAACGGAGCCGGGGAAACTTCCTTCCTTTAAGGCAATGCAGGATTTTGCCATGCAGGATGGAAAGGTCAAAGAGGTACTGGCAAGAGAGCGAACAGCACTTGCAAAGGCGGAGTTTTCAGACCGTAATGATGTGAACTGGCAGATGCAGCTTGAACTGGACAGACAGGGAAACATTAAGGATACGCTTCTGAATATTGCCATTATTATCCGCTATGACGAAAATCTGCAATCCGTGGTTTACAACGAATTTAAGGACACCATTGATGTTATCGGTACGCTTCCTTGGAAGCAGGTAAAGCCGGGATGGAATGACTCAGACCTTGCCAATGCAAAGGTATACTTCGAGAGGGTGTATGGCATTTGGTCACCTACCAAATTTAAAGATGCCCTGCTTGCAGTGGTGTCATCGGAGAGGCTCTATCATCCCATCAAAGAGTATTTTGCAACACTTGCTTGGGACGGTGTTCCCAGAGTGGATACGCTTCTCATCGATTATTTCGGAGCAGAGGATACCTTATACACACGGGCGGTCATTCGGAAAACCCTAGTGGCGGCTGTCGCAAGAATTTACAAGCCGGGTACGAAGTTTGACTCCATTTTGGTATTAAGCGGTCCGCAGGGACTTGGAAAGTCTACCTTTTTTGCCATGCTTGGAATGAAGTGGTTTTCGGACTCCCTCTCCATCTCGGATATGAGGGATAAGACCGCTGCAGAGAAACTGCTCGGTAACTGGATTCTGGAAATCAGTGAGATGAACGGTATCCGTAAGACCGAGGTGGAAGTAGTAAAATCCTTCGTTACCCGTCAGGATGATAAGTTCCGTCAGGCTTATGGCGTGAACGTAGAGTCCCATCCGAGAAAGTGTGTCATCGTGGGTAGCACCAACTCAGAATCCGGCTTTTTACGTGACGTAACAGGTAACAGACGATTTTGGCCGGTTCATGTTCCGGGAACGGGAAAATACCATCCGTGGGAACTGACCGAGGTAGACCAGATTTGGGCAGAGGCAATAAAGCTTTATAAGGATGGAGAAGAACTGTTCCTGAAAGGTAAAGAAGCAGAGGAAGCCTACAAGATGCAACAGGCAGCCATGGAGTCTGATGACCGTGAAGGTATTGTGGAAGAGTATCTTGAGAGACTGCTTCCCATTAATTGGGCGGAGATGGATATTTATCAGAGACGTGCGTTCCTTGGTGGCGGAGAGTTTGAGACTGTAGGAGTAACCGGAACCGTGGTAAGGGAGCGTGTGTGCATCATGGAAATATGGTGCGAGTGCTTTGGTAAGGAGCGTCAGAATTTGAAGAAAGCAGATTCCTATGAGATGGAGGCTATTTTGAATAAAATCGGGGGTTGGAAAAAGTACGATGCCAATGCCTCCGGTAAAACCAAAGTCCCCCTTTATGGAGTGCAGAAGACATTTGTAAGGGTGGCTTCGGCAACCACGGAAACCAAGTAGCGGTTTCCCAAGGTTTCCCATTATCAAATGAGCAACGTTAGTGGGAAACCTTGTTGATACCTTGGAAATAAAGGGGTTGCGGTCTTTAGTTTCCCATTTTCCCATCTTTTTATATTGAGTAATAAAAAATAAGTAAAAAAGAGTAGGAAATCATGTATATGCGCGTAAGGGATTTAAAGGCAATGGGAAACTGCAATGGGAAACTGTAGGAGGAGTTATGCGAGAGAGTTTAATCGAAAGTACACTGCGGAAAGAGGCAAAGAAGCGTGGCGGTATGGCACTTAAGTTTGTGTCTCCGGGCATTAACGGGGTACCGGACAGAATTGTTCTTATGCCTTGTGGAAAAATGGCGTTTGTTGAGTTGAAAGCCACGGGAAAAACACCAAGGGCATTACAGCTAAAGAGAAAGAAGCAGTTGGAAGGTCTGGGATTTTTGGTGTTTGTTGTGGATAGCATTGAGATGATTGGAGGAGTGTTGGATGAAATACAAAGCACATGACTATCAGTCCTATGCGACTGAATTTATTATAAATAATCCCGTAAGCTGTCTGATACTTGATATGGGTCTTGGGAAGACGGTGGTAACACTTACCGCACTTTGGTTTCTGCTATTTGATTATTTTATGGTAGGCAGAATCCTTGTCATAGCACCAAAGAGGGTAGCGGAGAATACATGGCCGGCAGAGATTGAAAAGTGGGAGCATTTAACGGGACTTCATTATTCCGTGATAGCGGGGACAAAGAAGCAGAGGGAGGATGCCATAAAGAGAAGGGCGGATGTTTATATCATCGGCAGAGATAACGTGACATGGCTTGTGGACAGCGGATTATTTTTCTTTGATATGGTGATTGTGGATGAACTGTCCAGTTTCAAGTCTCCCAAGGCACAAAGATTTAAGTCCCTAAAGAAGGTAAGACCGTTTGTAAGCAGAATCGTTGGTCTTACCGGAACACCGGGAAATCTGATGGACCTTTGGGCAGAGATAGGAGTGCTTGATATGGGACAGAGGCTTGGGCGTTTTATTACGGGATACCGTGACAGGTTCTTTGTACCGGATAAGCGTAACCGTGAGATTATCTTTTCCTATAAGCCGAGAGAGGGAGCAGAGGAAAAAATCTATGAACTGATATCGGATATCACGATTTCCATGAAGGCAATCGACTACCTTGATATGCCGGAGTGTATTTATAACAGGGTGGAAGTAAAGATGTCCGATGCCGAGTACGGATTGTATGAGCAGTTAAAGGCAGATATGATTCTTCCCTTTGGAGAAGGCGAGGATATCGATGCGGTAAATGCAGCCGCCTTGAGTAACAAGTTACAGCAGATGGCAAACGGTGCTGTGTATGATGAATCCGGGAATGTGAGAGTGATCCATGATAGGAAATTGGATGCACTTGAGGATTTGATAGAAGCTGCCAACGGCAAACCGCTTCTTGTGGCTTATTGGTTTAAGCATGACCGTGACAGAATCATGAAGCGTTTTTCCGTAAGGGATATCAATACGGCAAAGGATATCAGAGATTGGAATGAAGGTAAGATTCCGATGGCACTGATACATCCGGCTTCGGCAGGACACGGATTGAATCTGCAACAGGGAGGTTCGACCATTGTATGGTTTTCCAACGTCTGGGCATTGGAACTGTATCAGCAGTTGAATGCGAGGCTATACCGCCAAGGACAGAAAAACACGGTTGTGATTGAGCATTTGGTTACCAAGGGAACTGTGGATGAAGATATCCTTTTATCCCTTGAGAAAAAAGATGATATGCAGGAAGCCATGATAAAAGCAGTAAAGGCAAGGATTGGAGGTGGAGAGAATGCGGGCAGAAGCAATGTTTAAAGAATATGGCATTATGAAAAAAGAACTGTCGGTTTTAAAGTTTCAGTTAGGACAGTTTCAGGGCGTGGATGAGAATGACATCATTCTCTCCATGCAGTTTGCCCATCCGGAAGGTGGAGACAGGGTACAGACAAGTAACATATCTGATAAGACGGCATCCGCAGCAATGAACTATAGAAAAGCAGTGGAGCGGGAAAATGATGAGTGGTATAACTACCTGTTTTGCAGATATCGTTATGTGAGTGAGGAAGTAGCTTTCTTTGAAAACAGTATAGAAGCACTGCCGGGAAATTTAAGCGGTGTTATGAAGGATTTGGTTGGTGGGGAACTGACATGGGAGAACATTGCATCAAAGTACCATGTGACAACTGCCATGATAGCAAAATATAAAAAGAAGGCACTTTCAGAATTGGAAGCGATGTATGAAGTAAGAGACAGGCAGACGGAAGTCTATATTTTAAGTTGAATGGAGGGATTATCATGTGTAAGCGTGGAGACATATACAATGTTGATTTTGGAAACAATCACGATTCCCATAAGCAGAGCGGTGTAAGACCTGCCATTATCGTGAGCAATAATAAGGCAAATGCAAACTCGCCCGTGATTACGGTTGTTCCGCTGACGGCAAGGGTGTGGAAAAGAAGATATCTTCCCACCCATGTGTTTATTCCGTATAAAAGAAGCAGCGGACTGGATAAACCGAGCATGGCACTTGCCGAGCAGGTAGAAACCTTGGATAAAAGGTGCTTGGGAGAAAAGTTGGGCGAGATTTCGGATGATTTGATAATGGAAAAGATAACGGTGGCTCTTCAGATACAGATAGGAGCCTATGAGGAATATAATTAAGGAATAGGCGCTGTGTCCTATTCCTTTTTATAAATGATTTCGTTATTATCGGTAATTTCTAAGTGGAGAATATCTCCGTCTTTTATGTTCAATTGTTCTAATACCCATTTCGGGATGGCAATATATCCTCCATTGAAAACAGTAGAAGAAGTGCTACGGAGTGATTCTTTGGTAACATTGGGAATCAGTCCGGCATCAATAGAGTGATAAATGGTTTCTCTGGAAAGAGATATGTTTTTGTATTTCTTATCATTTTTCAGTGTTTTTATAATTTTGTCAGGACTTAAGCGTTCATTCAGAATAAGGGTTGCTATGTAAGAAGCAAGTTCAGGATTTGCAGTAAGAATTGCGGTTGGTCCTTTTTCGGCCATTTTTTCCTGATACTGTTGTTCTGCAAAGTCAGGGTCATAGATACCATTAACGCTGCCGCGTTCTATTTCACGGTAGATGGTGGAGTGATGTACTCCTATTTCATCTGCAATAACCCTTTTGGAGATATCTGCATCAAGGGACTTTTTAATTTGCAATCGTTGTTCGTAGGTTAATTGGGTAAAGGTTCGAGCCATGTGCCACCTCCAGTATGTGATAGGAAAATTATATCATAGAAGTGGATTTTTGGAATAGTCTGAAATAGGTCTATTATAGGGAAAATGCTATGTTTTATAATAAATCTGCCCAGAGAGGCAGAAGGAGGAACGCTTATGACAGAAAGAGAAAAAGTAGAAGCGGTAATTGAGAAGTACAAGGATATGTTTGCAGGAGAGGACGGTATGGATGTGGCAGTATCGGTAAAGGGAGATTTCTTCTTTTATACGTTCAGTCAGGAATACAACTACTATGATCACTTCGTAAAGTTTAAGACGGCTGAAGAATTGGAGAAGCTGATTATTGGAAATCTTGCAAATGATGTGAACTGCATCTTAGAACCCCTTGCAGATGAACTGGAGATGCAGTCCAGAAATGTGAAGGAAGCCATGACGGAGGAGGTGGATTTTACGGACGAGGTTGTAAAGCTGTCCATGCATCTTGCCTCATTGGAACGTGCGCTTAGCGAACATAACAACGTGTTCCGTACTTTGTATGCAGGGATGAAAAGCGTGTGTGACAGAGTCGGTTAGTCAAAGGTTAGTTATTGGTTAGTTAAAGGTTAGTTATTGGTAAGTAGAATGTGAAATTTTAGTGTGGTAATATTAAGGTGGTAAAACAGGAAGGGAGCAGTGATGCTTCCTTTTTGTTACCCGTGGCGGTAGGCTTTCCAATCCTTTCACTTCCGTCACGTTACATAGAAGGGAGGTGCGTGTAGTGCCAAGGAAACCAAAGAAGCCTTGTCATCATCCCGGCTGTCCACACCTAACGGATGGTTACTACTGTGAAGAGCATAGCTTGTTACACCGTGGTGACCGAGACAGCAGTGGGAAGAGAGGTTACAACAGCAGATGGCAGAAGGCAAGGGCGAGGTACTTACGGTCCCATCCTTTGTGTGTCATTTGTGCCAAGCAGAATAAATATGTGAAGGCAACGGTGGTAGACCACATCAAACCACATCGTGGTGACCCGATTCTCTTTTGGGATGAGAGTAACTGGCAGCCACTGTGTAAACCGTGTCATGATAGTAAGACGTGGAATGAGGATAATAATCCGACCTATGATTACAGATTTTAGGACGGGTGGGGGTAATCAAATCTCCACACCATCCCCCCACGAAGACCGGCGCCCCCTCAAACGCGCATTTTCGCAGAATTAAACAGGGGGGATAGTCAAACCGAGTGATATTTTTCGCAAAATGGTTATAAACACAAGGAAAAACGCTCGGATAGTTTCGTTGAAAAAGTTTATAAAAACCACATTTAATGGGTAAAAAAGTGCAGAAAAACAGCATTTTTTTACTCATTTTTTGTGTTTGCGTTTAGAAAGGGTGTGAATAAATGACGGAGCAACAAAAGGAACAGATTATAGAAATGCGTTCACAGGGGAATGGGTATAAAGCCATTGCCGCCGTGGTCGGATTATCGAGGGACATTGTAAGAAATTACTGCAAATATCATAACCTGACAGGGCATTCTGAGGCGGTGTCAAGGAACATCCGCATTCGAATGGAAAATGGAGAGGCGTGTTCCTATTGTGGGGTAGCGATAGTGAAGCCAAAGACCGGAAGACCTAAAAGGTTCTGCTCAGATAAATGCAGACGGGCATGGTGGAGGAGTCATCCCGAAGCCAGAACGCAGAGTGAGGAAGCAACCTATCAATTGGTATGTGCGCATTGTGGCAGGGAATTTACTTCCTATGGAAATAAGAACCGGAAGTATTGTTGCCATGACTGCTATATAAAAGAGAGATTTTGGAAGGGAGAAGATTATGAAAACAGCAACATTGTCGGTGCTGCCGATTAAACAGTTGAATCCGGCGCAGTACAATCCCCGCAAAAAGTTAAAGCCGGGTGATAAGGAATACGAGAAGATTAAAAGTTCCATTGTAGAATTCGGATTTGCAGACCCCGTGGTAGTAAATTCGGATTACACGATTATTGGCGGACACCAGAGAGTCACGGTTGCAGAGGCACTTGGCTATACGGAAGTACCGTGTGCGATTGTGGATGTGGATAAAACACAGGAGAAGGCATTAAACATTGCCTTAAATAAAATCACGGGCGAATGGAATCAGGAATTGTTGGCCGACCTTATTCAGGACTTGCAAGATTCCAATTTCGATGTGGGAACAACAGGTTTTGAACCACCGGAGATTGAACAGCTTTTCTCCAAGGTCCATGATAAAAAAATCAAAGAAGATGACTTTGATGTAGATGCCGAACTTAAAAGGCCTACCGTTGCCAAAGTAGGAGATGTGTGGCTTCTTGGGAAGCATCGTGTTATCTGCGGTGATTCCATTTTGCCGGAAACCTATGAGGTACTCATGGATGGGAAGAAGGCAAACATGGTATTAACCGACCCACCCTATAACGTGGATGTGGAGGAAACCGCAGGTAAGATTAAAAATGACAACATGGCAGATGAGGATTTCTATAAGTTCCTCTTTGCTGCCTTTGTAAATATGGAACAGAACATGGAGGCAGATGCTTCCATCTATGTTTTCCACGCTGACACCGAGGGGCTTAACTTCCGTAAGGCATTTGTGAATGCCGGGTTTAAGTTATCCGGCTGTTGCATTTGGAAAAAGAATGCGCTGGTGCTTGGTCGCAGTCCTTATCAGTGGCAGCATGAGCCGTGCCTCTTTGGTTGGAAGAAAGGTGGAAAGCATCAGTGGTATTCGGACAGAAAGCAGACTACCATTTGGGAGTATGACCGTCCGAAGGCAAGTAAAGACCATCCTACCATGAAGCCGATTGCTCTGATGGCATATCCGATTCAGAATTCATCCATGATGGGATGTGTGGTGCTTGACCCGTTCCTCGGTTCCGGTTCCACGCTGATGGCTTGTGAGCAGACAGGGCGCATCTGTTATGGTGTGGAACTGGAAGAGAAGTTCGTTGATGTAATCGTGAACCGCTATATGGAACAGAAAGGCTGTGCGGATGACATCTATGTAATTAGGGATGGTGTAACAATTTCATATGCAGAATTAATGAAGGAAGGTGAAGCGAATGAAGCAGTTGACCTTCCTTGATTTATGTTCGGGTATCGGTGGATTCAGACTTGGTCTTGAATCTGCCGGCCATAAGTGTATCGGTTATTGTGAGTATGACAAATTTGCACGTGCTTCTTATGAAGCAATGTATGATACGGAAGGAGAGTGGAAAGCAGATGATGTCACAAAACTCAAATCAGCAGATGTCCCTTACGCAGACATCTGGTGCTTCGGATTCCCTTGCCAAGACATCTCCGTTGCAGGAAAGCAGAGAGGATTGGTCGGAAAAAGAAGTGGAATATATTACAACATTATTGACCTCATCAAAGGCAAAGAAGAAAGTGATAAGCCCACATACCTTCTTGTTGAGAACGTTAAGAACCTGCTATCGATTAATGCAGGATTCGACTTTGCCTCCGTTCTTGCTGAAATGGACGAAGCGGGGTATGACTGTCGGTGGCAGGTGCTTAACTCAAAGGATTTCGGAGTCCCCCAGAACCGAGAGCGTGTGTTCATTGTCGCAAATCTTAGAAGCCGAGGTAGACGAGAAGTATTACCTCTCTGCGGAGAAAACGCAGCAACTCTTAACCAACTTGTAGGTGGGATGCAGGGGTATCGTGTGTACGGCACGGATGGCATTTCTGCCACCTTGGTGGGTAATGCAGGTGGCGTTGGTGCAAAGACAGGTCTTTATTTTATTGATCAGTCCAACACAGCACCCAAGATTACGGATACTGCAAGATGCCTGACCGCAAGATATACCGCAGGAATGGTCAATCATACGGCAATGAACTCTGCGGTTATGGAAGTGCATCCAGTATTGACACCGGAGCGTATGGAAAAGAGGCAGAATGGAAGACGGATGAAAGAAGATGGCGAGCCTATGTTTACGCTTACTTCGCAGGACCGTCATGGAGTTTTTGTCTGTGAAAAAGTGAATGTGGATGATGAAACCATGCTTCGTGTAAGAAACGGTACAAAGCAAGGCTACGATGAAGCCCATGTGGGTGACGGCATCTGTCTTTCTTATCCTGAAAGTCCTACCAGACGAGGCAGGGTTGGGAAGGGGTGTTCCCAGACGTTGGATTGTTCCGGTCAGATGGGAACGCTTATGAAATGTGGAAGAATCCGCAGACTGACTCCAAGAGAGTGTTTCCGTCTGCAAGGCTTCCCGGATGCTTTGTATGAGCGTGCTGCTTCGGTCAATTCGGATGCCCAGCTTTATAAACAGGCAGGGAATGCGGTAACGGCAACGGTGGCATTTGCGGTGGCAATGTCACTCCCGGAAAGTCGGGAAAATAATGAATAATTAACTTGCTATTTCCTCCATTCAGAGTGATATATGTACTACCAAAACAATGAATGGAGGGAATGCAATGAAGTTTAAAACAGTAGCAGAAAACAGAAAAGACATCGTAAAAGCAATGGAGAGCGCCTTAAATGTAAAAGCCATTTACATGGGACCACCAACCTTCGGATACGAGGTTGGAAAATTCACAATCGACAGAGACGGTTTTGTGGAATGCGAATCCGAGCAGGAAGGAGAATGGATGAGAGACATACTTGCAGGTCAGGGAATGGCTGAAGCCACAAGGGATAAGCTGAACATAGAAATGCCACTTGAAGTTTTCACGGCAGAGAGTTTGAAAAATCTGATTTTTATGATTCACAGCAAGCAGTACCTTTTAGAGAGGGCGGTGGGCAAAGCATCCTTTCAGATTTCCGAGCAGTTGGTAGAGAAATTAGCGGACGCAGAAGTAACTTTGGAGCAGATACTTTCCCTTTTGGAAGAAGAGAAGCCATTAGGTCTTGAAGTGTTAAACGGAAGGGTACGGTTTACGGGATTTCCTTTTTCGGAAGATACCGCAAAGGTTTATACGGAACTTGTATCGCAGATGGTTACGGTGGCAAAAGAGCAGAAGCGAATCAGTCCGCAGCAGACCATTGAAGAGAATGAAAAATATTATATGAGAAGCTGGCTTGTTCGGATTGGATTTGGCGGTAAAGAAGGAAAAGAAGTACGGCAGGTGTTGCTTGCCAACCTAAAAGGGCATACGGCCTTTAGAACCGAAGCGGATAGGGAAAAATGGAAAGCAAAAAATTATGGTTCTAAGAAGGGAGAATCGGCAGATGAATAAAATGGGATTTCCCACAAGGGAAGAGGTGGCAAGGGTACGGGAACAGTACCCTGTCGGATGCCGAGTGGTACTTGAGCGGATGAATGACAAACAGGCACCGCCCATTGGGACAAAAGGCACGGTTTATGGTGTTGATGATATCGCTAACGTTATGGTAAAATGGGATAACGGCAGTACGCTCCATGTTGCTTACGGAGAAGACAGGTGTAGAAGGGAAAAGGAGAATACGGAAAATGGCTAAGTGCGAATGTTGCAGTCGGGAGATGCTGACAGCAGACGGCTGCGGTGTGGGAGAAATCCACATCGGTGGAAAGGTGTATCCGAGAATTAAATGCGGAACAGAGAATGATTTGTTTGGAGAGATGGAAGAAGGGGAGCGTTGCCATGATTGTGGAGCATTGGCAGGATTCTTCCACCATTGGAATTGCGATGCAGAGAGATGTCCTGCGTGTGGAGAGCAGTTGCTTAGTTGCGATTGCGAAGATGTATATGTAGACGATATCACGGAATAAACAAATATCCGGTCATATCTTTGGTACATTTATGGTATCGATATGACTGGATATTTTTCTTATGTAGAGCGAATATGTACCTACAAAAGAAACATAGGAGGTACATACCATGAAGAAGATTGAACTTTTTGAAAGAGCCATTGAGGAGAAGGCAGCAAGCCTTGCGGATTACGGAATTAACGCCACACTTTTCTGGGCATACCGCAACAGCATTTTTGCAGAAAGGGAACTGATTGATTTTGACGAGGTCATTTGGGAAAAGGACATTGCGGAAATCACTGCCACGATGAAGGACAACGACATTACGGAATTTACGATTTCAAGCACCTTCTCAGGATTGATTGCCACCCTTGCCGAATTTGAAAAACACGGATTTAAAATGGCAGGTCTTACCAAGGTAAACGCACGATGCACGGACATTTTTACAGGCAAGAGAGAACTTGTGGATGCCATCAGAATGGAAAGAGCATAGGAGGCGGACATGGAGAAGATAACAACTATTTGCTACGGCAAGAAGGATGAATGGGAAACGAGGGAAGAGGCACTTGCCTTTTTCCTTCAAGCCATGGCCGGTTCGGAAGGCAGCGAACATGACAGATATGCAAATATTTATATTCAGTTGTGCCTTGGTATGAATGAGTGCCGTGATGAGATAGAATAAACAAAATGTACCGAGAATATTTGGTAGTAATGTAACTGGATTTCTCGGTGCTTTTGAGCGAATATGTTGCTACCAAAATGAAAAGGAGGCAACAGGATGAATGTCAAAATTGAAAAAATGGTACAGGCAGTAACGGAAGTATACTGCATGGGTGATGATGCCAACACGGAACTTCTGATGGGAGGTATTAACAGCCTTTACGAATGCGGGGCAATTACCGAGGAAGAGATGACTTGGGCGGAGCAGCAGTTGGAAGAAGTGAAAAAAGTGGAGGAAGAACAGGCAAAGGACCTTACGGGTGTGGAAGATGAAACCGTATTGTGGATTCGCCAGAATGCATCCGAAGCAAATGAACTTCTGCAAACAAGCCTTCAGCTTACAGCGGAATTCCTGCATGACTATTGGGCAGCAAGGCAGTAAATAGCGGTGTAAATTGAACAATATCCAGTCATATTCTTTGGTACATTTATAGTGCGAATATGACTGGATATATCTCTTTATAAGAGCGAATATGTACCTACCAAAAGAAAAGGAGGACATCGCAATGAGATGGAGAGAGATTACAACAATGGAAAATTTATGGGAAGACGGATGCGCAGAACAGGGTGCGGTTTTACGGTACGGAGATAAGGTTTTGGTATGCGGACTTACCTACAGAGGATTTGAAGCAGCGGTTTACGAGTTTGTTGAAACCACGGAGGAAACGGGCTACGGAGATATTGAATGCCGAATTCAGCTTTTAGAGAAAAACGAAACCGCATTTGAAGATGGAGGTCATGCAATGGCATGGTGCTTTAGCAGAATTTAAGATAAACATTTACAACGAGGATTCCTACGGGAGTCCTTTTTTGTTGCCATGAAATGGAGGTGAGGGCAGTGGCGCAGAGAGGAAGAAAACCAAAGCCAACGGCAATCAAGGTGCTTGAGGGAAATCCGGGCAAACGTAGCCTTAATACGGCAGAACCAAAGCCTGAAAAGAAAGCACCACGCTGTCCGTCATGGCTTGAGGAGGAAGCGAAAAAAGAATGGAAGCGTATGAGTAAACAGCTTGAACAACTCGGTATCCTTACGGAAATCGATATGGCAGCCTTTGCCGGATACTGTCAGGCATACGCACGTTGGAAGGAAGCAGAGGAATTTATCACACAGCATGGAACAATCGTAAAAACACCGAGTGGCTATTGGCAACAGGTACCGCAGGTATCCATTGCCCAGACCTACCTTAAGATTATGAATAAGTTTTGTGAGCAGTTTGGTCTTACCCCTTCTGCCAGAAGCAGGATTGTTTCTGATACGGGAGAGGATAAGGAAAGTGATGAAATGGAGCTTCTTCTGCTTAAGGGAGGAGGCAAATAATGTTCGATGTGACAAAGGCAGACCACGCAGTCAATTTTATTAACTGTCTGAAGCACACCAAGGGTAAGTGGAGAGGTGTTCCGTTTCAGCTTCTCGGATGGCAGGATGAGATAATCCGCACCCTTTTTGGAACGGTAAAGGAAAACGGATACAGGCAGTATAATACCTGCTATTGCGAAATACCAAAGAAAAACGGTAAGTCGGAACTGGCGGCTGCCATTGCATTATATATGACCTGTGGTGACGGAGAGTGGGGAGCGGAAGTGTACGGTTGTGCATCTGACCGACAACAGGCATCCATTGTATTTGATGTTGCGGTGGATATGGTGGATCAGTGTCCGGCACTGAAAAAAAGAATAAAACCCGTGATGTCCGTAAAACGTCTGGTGTATAAGCCGACCAACAGTTTCTATCAGGTGTTGTCGGCAGAAGCGTACACAAAGCACGGTCTGAATGTCCACGCAGTTATTTTTGATGAGTTGCACGCTCAGCCAAATCGTGAACTGTTTGATGTTATGACCAAGGGTTCCGGTGATGCGAGAACACAGCCTCTGTATTTTTTAATTACCACAGCCGGGAATGACAGAAATTCCATCTGTTTTGAACAGCACCAAAAGGCTGTGGATATTTTGGAAGGCAGAAAAATAGACCCTACCTTTTATCCCGTAATATACGGTGCTTCTGATGAGGATGACTGGACGAGTGAGGCAACATGGTATAAAGCCAATCCGTCCCTTGGAGAGACCATTGATATTGAGAAGGTAAGAAATGCCTATATCAGTGCAAGGGAAAATGCTGCAGAAGAAAATATCTTCCGACAGCTTCGTTTGAATCAATGGGTAAAACAGTCTACCCGTTGGATGCAGATGGATAAGTGGGATGCGTGTGCATTCCCCGTTGATGAAGAGGAACTTATCGGAAGGGACTGCTATGGTGGTCTTGACCTTTCAAGCACATCGGATATTACAGCGTTTGTGCTTGTGTTCCCACCAAGGAATGATACGGAAAAATATATCATTCTTCCTTACTGCTGGATACCGGAGGAAAATATGCGACTGCGTGTCAGACGAGACCATGTTCCTTATGATGTCTGGGCGGCAGAAGGGTGCTTGGAAACTACGGAAGGCAATGTGATCCATTATGGATTTATTGAAAAGTTTATAGAGGAACTTGGGGAGAAATACCACATCAAGGAGATTGCATTTGACCGCTGGGGAGCAACGCAGATGGTGCAGGACTTGGAGGGCATGGGATTTACGGTAGTTCCTTTCGGACAGGGATATAAGGATATGAGTCCTCCTACCAAGGAACTGATGAAGCTTACTCTTGAGGAGCGGATTGCCCATGGCGGACACAAGGTACTTCGGTGGATGATGGATAACGTATTTGTCAGACAGGACCCTGCCGGAAACATCAAAATGGATAAGGAAAAATCCACGGAGAAAATCGATGCTGCAGTAGCAACGGTTATGGCACTGGACCGTGCCATCCGTAATCAGGGAAATGAAGGCAGTGTGTACGATGACAGAGGAATTTTAGTGTTTTAGGAGGCGGTTATGATTTTGTTGAGTATATTGGGTGCGCTTTTGATAAGGGAAGCCATCAATCAGACATTGGAGGGATAGCAGATGGGAATTCGTAATTTATTTGGTCTCAAACAGGCAAGGGATAAACCCACGGATACCGTAGGCAGCGGTTATTCATTCATGTTCGGACGAACCACAAGTGGAAAGCCCGTAAATGAAAGAACTGCCATGCAGACTACGGCTGTGTATTCCTGCGTAAGAATATTGGCAGAGGCTTTGGCTTCTTTGCCGATTCATGTGTATGCATATAAAGACGGTGGTGGAAAAGAGAAGGTGTTTGACCATCCGCTTTACACACTTCTTCATGATGAACCAAATCCGGAGATGACTTCATTCGTGTTCAGGGAAACACTGATGAGTCATCTTTTAATTTGGGGAAATGCCTATGCACAGATAGTCAGGGACGGAGCAGGAAGAGTTCTTGGACTGTATCCGCTTCTTCCAAATCAGATGGATGTGGACAGAGATGCCAAAGGAAACCTTGTGTATACCTATTCGAGACAGAGTGACGAGAATCCAAATTTCAAAACCATGGGAGATATCATTCTGCGGAGTGAGGATGTGCTTCACATTCCCGGACTTGGATTTGATGGACTCGTGGGATATTCGCCCATTGCCATGGCTAAAAATGCCGTAGGCATGACGTTAGCCTGTGAGGAATACGGTGCCAGTTTCTTTGCCAACGGTGCAAATCCCGGTGGCGTGCTTGAGCATCCGGGTGTCTTAAAAGACCCGTCCAAGGTAAGGGAATCGTGGAACTCGGTATATAAGGGTGTCACGAATGCCCATAAGGTGGCAGTTCTGGAAGAGGGTATGAAATACCATCAGATAGGAATACCGCCGGAGGAAGCACAGTTTTTGGAAACAAGGAAGTTTCAGATTAACGAGATTGCAAGGCTGTATCGGATACCGCCACATATGGTAGGAGATTTGGAGAAGTCCAGCTTTTCCAATATAGAACAGCAGTCTTTGGAATTTGTAAAGTATACCCTAGACCCTTGGGTAATCCGGTGGGAACAGGCATTGCAGAAGGCGCTTCTTTTGCCGGGAGAAAAGGGGAAATATTTTATTAAGCTGAATGTGGACGGTCTGCTTCGTGGGGACTATGCATCCCGAATGGAAGGGTATGCCACCGGAAGACAGAACGGTTGGTTTTCCACTAACGATATCCGTGAGATGGAGGATATGAATCCTATTTCCGATGAGGAAGGCGGCAACCTCTATTTAATCAACGGTGCGATGTGCAAGCTGGCGGATGCGGGTGTATTTGCCGGAACACAGACGGAGAAAGAGCCGACACAGGAGAGCAGAAAGAGAGGCAAGCGATGAAACGCAAGTTTTGGAATTGGGTAAAAAACGAGGGTGACCACGGTGTGGAACGTATCCTTGTTTTGAATGGCGAGATTTCAGATGAAACTTGGTATGGGGATGAAGTAACTCCCAAGTTATTCAAGGAAGAACTGAATGCCGGAACGGGAGATATTACCGTTTGGATTAACTCGCCCGGTGGAGATGTGTTCGCAGCGGCACAAATCTACAATATGCTCCGGGATTATAAGGGAAGCGTTACGGTTAAGATTGACGGACTGGCTGCATCGGCAGCATCCGTGATTGCAGTAGCCGGAGATACGGTTTTAATGTCTCCCGTAGCAATGATGATGATCCACAATCCGGCTACCCTTGCCATTGGTAACGTGGCCGAGATGGAAAAAGCCATCGGAATGTTAAATGAGGTAAAGGAGAGTATCTTAAATGCCTATGAGGACAAGACGGGGCTTAAGAGAAGCAAGTTATCCAAGATGATGGATGACGAAACTTGGTTTAATGCCAAGAAAGCCGTGGAACTTGGATTTGCCGATAAAATCCTCTTTGCAAAGGAAGAGGACGATGAGGAGGATGATAAAACATCCGCTGTTCCAAGTGAAGGGGAAGAAGGGGAGGATGAGGAAGAGAAACATAAGAATCTGTCCTTACAGGTGGATTCCGTTATGTTTTCCAAGCGTGCGGTGCATGATTCCTTCCTCTCCAAGGTAAAGGTAGAAATGCCTGAAACAAGAGTTCCTATTAACCAGTTAGATAAGAGACTGAGTCTCATAAATCATTAAGGAGGATTTCACTATGAGTAAGATTTTAGAATTAAAGGAAAAAAGAGCAAAGGCATGGGAGGCAGCAAAGAAGTTCCTTGATGCCAAGAGAACGGATGACGGTTTCGTATCCGGGGAAGATGCCGCTACCTATGACCGTATGGAAGCGGATGTGGTTAATCTCGGTAAGGAAATCGAGAGGTTGGAAAGACAGGCGGTAATTGATGCGGAACTTGCCAAGGCAACCGCACAGCCGATTGTGAATCAGCCTTCCGCAAATCCTACGGGAGAGGTAAAAACAGGAAGGGCAACGGATGAATATAAGAGAGCGTTCTGGAACGGTATGAGAAACAAGATGTCTTATGAAGTTCAGAACGCTCTTTCTATTGGTACGGATTCCGAGGGCGGTTATCTTGTGCCGGATGAGTATGAAAGAAAACTCGTGGAGGCATTGCAGGATGAGGTATTCTTCAGAAGCCATGCTACCGTGATTCGTACTTCCAGCGGTGACCGTAAAATTCCTATCGTAACAAGCAGAGGAGAGGCAGCTTGGATTGATGAGGGTGGTCAGTTCCCTGAATCCGATGACAGCTTCGGTCAGACATCCATCGGAGCATATAAACTTGCTACCATGATTAAGGTGTCTGATGAGTTGTTAAATGACTCCGTATTCAATATCGAAGCCTATATTTCCAAGGAATTCGGTAGAAGAATCGGTGCAAAGGAAGAGGAGGCATTCTTTATCGGTGACGGTAGCGGAAAGCCTACAGGTCTTTTCAATGCTACGGGTGGTGCTGATACGGGTATTACCGCAGCAAGCACATCCATTACTTTTGATGATGTGATGGATTTGTATTACAGCTTGCGTGCGCCTTACCGTAATAAGGCTACATGGCTTCTGAATGATTCCACCGTTAAGGCAATCAGGAAGCTGAAGGATGGTAACGGCAATTATATCTGGCAGCCTTCCGTAAAAGAAGGAGAGCCGGACAGAATTTTAAACCGTCCTTACAGAACATCCATCTATGTTCCTGAACTTGCTGCCGGAAACAGAGTCATGGCATTCGGTGATTACAGTTACTACTGGATTGCAGACCGTCAGGGTCGTTCCTTCAAGAGATTGAATGAACTTTATGCTACCACAGGTCAGGTTGGCTTCCTTGCTTCCGAGCGTGTGGATGGTAAGCTGATTCTTTCCGAGGCAGTCAAGACCCTTGATATCAAGGCAAAGACTACTTCATAGGAGGGATAGCCGATGTCAGTAACACTTGAGGAGGCTAAGAATTATTTAAGGGTGGACTCGTCTGATGATGACGAGTTCATCCAATCCCTAATTCTTTCGGCAGAGCAGATGGTTTGCGATATCAGCAGACTTTCCAAGGATTACCTTATGGAACAGGGGAGCATCGTAAGAATAGCCGAGTTGTATGCCATAGCCTATTTGTATGAACACAGGGAAGATGCCAATCACGAGGAATTGTTGCTGACACTTCGGAGTCTTATGTTTGGTGTGCGCAGGGAGGTGTTCTGATGAATATTTCTGCCATGCGTATCCGTATTACCTTTCAGAAAAATGAAGTGATAAAAGACGGTATCGGTAATCATACCAATCAGTGGGTGGATTATTTTTCCTGCTATGCCACGGCTGTGGAGAAGGAAAGTAATGAAGCGGAAGTTGCCGGGCAGACGGTTGTGAATGAGCGTTTGGATTTTACCGTGCGGTATTGTTCGGAAGTATCAGCCGTTGTTCCGGATAAGTTCCGAATTATTTATAAGGACAGAATTTATAATATCCGCTCCGTGAGTGATATGGCGTTTAAAAAGAAGAGCCTTAAAATGCACACGCAGCGGGAGAGGAGGTAACCATGAGCAGTAACCGGACCGTGTCGGTGGATGATTTATCCACAGCCGTAAAAAGGGAGTTGGAAGAATACTGTGATTTTACGGCAGAAGAAGTGAAGCAGATAGTGGAGGAAGTAGGCGAGAACGTTAAAAAGGAAATACAGGCAAATGCTCCGGTTGATACGGGTGCATACCGTAGAAGTTGGAAGGTAACCAAGTCTAGTGAAACGGCAACTTCAAAGACGGTTGTGGTGCATTCCGAGAAGCGTTACCGCCTGACACACCTCTTGGAAAAAGGTCATGCAAAGCGTGGCGGTGGTCGGGTTGCTGCCAAGGTGCATATTGCTCCGGCAGAAGCAAATGCGGAGAAGCAGTTAATTGAAAAGGTGGAAAGGAGTCTTAAGGGATGACAAAAGCAGAAATACCACAGATGCTTGAGGAATTGGGACTTCCTTTTGCCTATGACCATTTTGCGGAAGGAGAGGCGGTAGACCCACCGTTTCTCATTTACCTATATCCGAGAGCAAGTAATTTCTCTGCGGATGGGGTGGCATATTATAAAAAAGACCGTTTGCAGATAGAACTGTATACGGACAAAAAGGATATTGATTTGGAGGAAAGAGTAGAAGCGGTGCTTGATAAGTACGGCTTTTTTTATTCCAAGTCGGAAACATGGATCAGTAGCGAAAAAATGTATGAAGTTCTTTATGAAACGGAGGTATAACCATGAATAAGAAGAACAAAGTAAAATATAACATTTGCAACGTGCATTATGCAGTGATTGCAAAAGCGGAGGATGGAACGGTCACATTTGCGACTCCCGTAGCCATTCCCGGTGCGGTATCCATCAGCTTAGACCCGAAAGGAGAACCGGAAAGTTTCTATGCGGATGGTGTGGAGTATTACGTTATCAATAACAATCAGGGGTATGACGGTGACCTTGAGGTAGCACTTATTCCTGAATCTTTCAGAGAGGATGTACTTTTGGAAACAGCCGATGCCAATAAGGTGCTTGTGGAAAATTCCAATTCTCAGACAGGTAGCTTTGCACTGCTGTTTGAATTTGACGGAGATATCCGTAAAATCCGTCATGTCATGTATAACTGTAGTGCTTCCCGTCCGTCCATTGCATCAAAAACCAATGAAGAGGGTAAGGAAGTGCAGACAGAAACGCTGTCCATTAAATCCAGACCCCTTGCAAATGGTCTTGTGAAGGCAAAGACCGGGGATTCCACAACAGCGGAAGTTTACAACAATTGGTATGCGAAAGTATATCAGCCTTTAACTGAAAATGTGGAGGAAGAGGATACTTCCACTACTGAAGAAGAGGAAAGCGTAGGTTAATAAATTATGGGGATGATAAGAAATATTGAAATTGATGGAAAGGAAGTGGCATTCAAAGCGAGTGCCGCTATTCCTCGTATTTACAGATTGAAATTTGGTAGGGATATTTATAGGGACATTTCTGCGTTGGAAAAGAATGTGAATGAGAACAGTGAAGAAGGCTCCCATCTTGATTTGGTAAGCCTTGAGGTATTTGAAAACATCGCATTTGTTATGGCAAAGCACGCAAACCCTGAAATTCCAAATACACCGGAAGAGTGGTTGGATGAATTTAATACCTTCTCCATTTATCAGATTCTGCCACAGCTGATTGATTTGTGGGGACTGAATGTGCAGACGGATGCAGAAGCTAAAAAAAAATTCGACCAACTGAAAGGGTAATGACTACACCACTGTTTTTACTTCGGTGTCTGCAAATTGGACTATCCCTACGGGATTTGGAACTTCTGACTGTAGGGATGGTTAACGATATGTTTGTGGAGCATATGAATGATGATTGTCAGTATGCAACTTTGGCCACACAGGAAGACTTCGACAGGTTCTAGGAGTGATAGTCATTCAGTATGCCATTTATAAAGTTATCCATGTAGGTGTTGGTGCGTTCTTTCGCTTGCGTAGAATCGCAAGGTTTATCAATTTGTGTGATAACAGAAGTGGGGCGCACCATGCTTACTTTTCCATCTTGGGAATAGGCACGGATACCCATGGAAACCTGCCAACATTCCTTTTTCTCTTTCAGAATAATATGAAGGTCACCTATGTCTGTATAAAAGTAACCGGACTGTGTTTTCCAATGAATCATGGGAATACCTCTTTTCTTATTATTGCTTACATAATAGTGCAGGTTTATGAAAAAATATAGTTGTTTTTTGTGGTTTTTTTTTGTTGGTTTTTGGTAGGTGGAGCAGATTGTGATTGAGAATATAATTCCTATGCTGTATAATTTTATATCAGAAACGGACTGATAAAACTCATGAGATATGAAGTTTTTGCAAGGGGTGCTGATTATGATAGTTGATAGGGAAGAAGATAGGCTTTGCCCAGTTATTAAGCAAGTGATTTCAGAAATGGAGTGCTATGAAACGGTAAATGGTTGTTCCGACACTTTGGTGTATAAGCAAACGCAAGTTCCGCATTCAGATGTGCGAAAAATGTGCATGGAATGCGAGTACAGCAATTTGGAATAAGAAGTGAATTTGAAGTTGACGGAGAAAATAATTATGAAAACACCTGAATTAGAAACTGATAGATTATTTTTGCGAGCATTTAAAGAAACAGATGCCGAAGCTGTATTTTATGGATGGGAAAATGACGAGGAAGTAGCAAAATATATGTTTTGGACAAGTCATAATGATATTGAAAAAACAAAGCAATGGATAGATTTTGAAATAGGTCAAATTGATAAAGATGATTGGTATCGTTGGGCACTTGTGAAAAAAGATACAATGGAATTAATAGGAACAGGACTAATCTATTATGAAGATGAGGTTTCTTGTTGGGAAATTGGCTATAATCTTGGCAGAAAATATTGGGGATATGGTTATACCACAGAGGCTATGAAAAAAATACTTTGTTATGCCAAGGAGCAGTTAAATATACCAGAAGTAGTTGGAAGATATGCAAAAGAAAATCCATCTTCAGGAAATGTTATGAAAAAACTTGGATTTAAATATGAAGCAGATATTCCTTATGAGTGCAACGATGGAAAAATAATGCGAGAAGGAATACAATGTAGATTGGTTTTATAATTTGGGATATTGGGATAGATAAATTTCAGTTTGTACCTTCGATAATATTCAATGGAGACCAAGTATGAAAACACGAAGAATCAATATTTTTAATCAGGAACCAAGGAAGATACGATGTGTGAAAAATACGTTTGATTACCTTGGTGACAGTAATATTACAACAGAAAAGGAATTGGAAGTTGGCAAATTGTATACACTCGTAAAAGCAGAAATGCAGTCATACGGTGCAATGGTATTTGTTGAGGGGATTGAAAAGAAGTATGGCTTTCAGGATTATCTTTTTGAAGAACTGGAAGAATATGATGAAGCACTCTATGAAGAAAGGTATACGCATTGGCTTGAGGGGATTTTAGCGCAAGGAATGAAGGATATTGAAGAGGGAAACACGATAGATGTTACGAAAAATGGTCTTTGCGATGTGTTAGAAAGACACAAATCCGGTCAGTAAATTTACATAAGGGGAAAGTAAATGGGGAAATTGCTTAAGAAAATATGGTTTGAAATAAAAATGCATTCTCTTGATAGTAAGTGGTATATGCAAGGCTTCCATTGTTGGGAATTGTATCCGCCATCTTTTTATTACAGGCATACACCGGAGGAGCAGAAACAAATTATAGAGCGTGAAATCGGTGTATTAAGGAAAATGTTAGAAGAATATAAAGAAGAGCATGGGGCATCTGCATAAGCAGGTGCCTTTTTTCGTGGAGTCCGAAAGGGCTCTTTTTTTGTTGATTGGAGGTGGAAAAAGTGGCATCGAAAAGAATACAGGGTATCACGGTAGAGATTGGTGGGGATACTTCGAAGCTGACCGCCGCCTTGCGTGATGTGGATAAGTCCCTATCAACTACACAGGGAAATTTGCGTGATGTAA